TATAAATAATGGTTCTATTTTTTCAATTATTACTGCAAGAGGGCATAATCCCGATACAATAAAACAAGCGATTTATAATTATATTATAGAAGGGTTCAACGGAATCGATAAAGACGAGTTAATTAAAAATCTTAAAAAATATAGGTCTTTTATAGGTGAAGATGAAATGAGTGATGAAGAATTAATTAAGTCATATTTGGAACTTAATAAGTACCATCCAGTGTCTTTTGGTGATGACCAAGGAGCGGTTAATCCTGAAGAAGCTAAAGTGGAGGCTATGGAAGCTTTTGTAAATTACATTAAAGCAATGGCGGCAGTATTAAATAAAAGAGTATTCTTAAAAAAGGATATTAGTAATAAATTTAATCCAGATAACTTATCTATAGGATTTAGTGACGATGATCCAAAAAATATAGAAGTAATGCAAAAACACTTCAAAAATAAACCAGATAATATAGTAAAGACTTATTCTACTGCTGGAGGAGTTAAGCAGGAAGTTAAGTAAGAATATCGTTTTCAAAAAAAAAGTAAATAGAAAAATTTTTGTGAAAGGATATATTTATCAATAAAATAACAAAAACAAAAAAATTAAAAACACATGGCTGATTTGTTAATGAAAATGCCGATTCCTTACGAACCAAAACGACAGAATCGTTTTATCCTGAGGTTTCCATCATCACTTGGTATAAATGAATGGTTTGTTGAATCTTCTGCAAGACCACATATTATTATAAACCCCGTTCCAATTCCTTTCTTGAATACTGAAACTTATGTTGCGGGTAAATTCACTTGGCAAACAATTCCAGCGGTGTTTAGAGATCCGATTGGACCTTCAGCGGCTCAGGCTCTTATGGAGTGGGTACGTTTACATGCTGAATCTGTAACAGGTCGTATGGGTTATGCTGCAGGTTATAAAAAAGATGTTGACCTCGAAATGTTGGACCCAACTGGTGTTGTTGTAGAAAAATGGATTCTTTATGGAACATTTTTGACTGATGTGAACTTCAACGCTTTGAGTTACGCACAAGACGGACTAGCAACAATTAACGCAACACTTAGAATGGATCGTTGCGTACTTGTTTACTAATTTATCAAGATACTATTTATTAAAATTCAAATACAATTATATTTAACCGTAAAGCACTAAACTTTACGGTTAAATTTTTATATGGATAATCAAGCAAAAGAACACGGACAATCAAATTTTTCGTTACCTCATGACGTTGTGCCTTTACCGACACAAGGTCTCTTTTATAAGAATAAGAAAAAATCTATCAAAGTTGGATATCTTACAGCGAATGATGAAAACATCCTCATGGCTGGCGGTAACGACATGACTCAAATTTTATTAAGATCTAAAATCTATGAACCAGATGTTCGTATTGAAGATTTATTAGAAGGAGATGTTGAATCAATATTAATTTTTTTAAGAAATACATCGTTTGGGCCTGAAATGGATTTGAACTTAGTTGACCCAATTACAAAAAAGCCATTCAAAGGGAATGTCAGATTAGATGAATTAGATGTTATTAAAGGACAACAACCATTGGATGATGGAACTTTTGTAACTATGTTACCAAAGTCTCAAACTACTGTAAAGATAAAACCTTTAACTTATGGTGAGATTTTAGAGATTCAAAAAATGTCGGAGTCGTATCCTCAAGGAAGGACTGCACCAAAAGTTACTTGGAGGTTGAACAAACAAATTACAGAGGTAAATGGGATAACAGACAAATCTGAAATCGCCAAGTTTGTAGACCAAATGCCAATTGCAGATTCAAAATATATTAGAAAGTTCATGGATGATAATGAACCTAAATTAGATTTAACGAGAACAGTAATAGCCCCATCAGGAGAGAAACTAACAGTCAATGTTGGGTTTGGGGTTGACTTTTTTCGCCCTTTCTTCTGATTATAGGAAAGGACAAATAGATGAATTTTACTTTCTGAAAACACTTTTGAATATATCTTATTCTGATTTTTTAATAATGCCAATATTCATTAGGAAGTATCTTTTAGATAAATGGGTTGAACTAAACAAAAAGGACTGAAAAATCAGTCCTTTTATATTTATAGATAAAATAATCAACTATGTTCTTTCAAGACTCACCCGGAGCAGACAAACCTGAAGCTGAAAATTTTGATATTGATGCTGTCCGAAAAGGTTTAGATAAATTATCTGGTCAAATTCTTTCGACCTTTACTCAAGGGAGACAAAGAGTAACTGAATTCCAACAATCAATTACTGACGTTTTACCTCAAGTAAGAGCCTTTGGTGTGGACTTACCAAATTTAGGGAAACAAATTGAAGGTATTGCAATATCATCTCGAAGAAATGTTATTGAGACTACAGAAAATACAAGAGAGTTAGTTGCCGCTTACAAACTTCTAAATATAAATGCTGGTGAACTTTCAACTGCATTTATGAATGTTGGTGTTGGAATAGGAGAAATGGGAGAAAGTCTCGAAGATTCAATCAACTATGTAAGAAGTATTGGAGCGAATGCCAAACAAGTCATGAAAGATGTGACTGACAATATGGCCCAAATGAACCGTTTTCAATTTGAAGGTGGAGTTCAAGGTTTAACGAAAATGGCGGCCCAAGCTTCACTGTTGAGATTTGATATGAAACAAACTTTTGAATTAGCTGAAAAAGTAATATCACCAGAGGGCGCAATCGAAGTTGCATCCGCTTTTCAAAGACTTGGAGTTGCGGCGGGAAATTTAGTGGACCCGTTTGCACTAATGAATGCATCAATTAATGACCCAGGAGAATTACAAGACAGTTTAGTTGATGTTGCAAAACAGTTTACTTATTTTGATGAAAAGACTAAAACATTCAAAATCAACCCTCAAGGTGTTTTAACTCTAAGAGAAATACAACAACAAACAAATGTAAGTGCCGCTGAAATGAGTAAGTTGGGATTAGCTGCTGCCGAGTTGGATGAAAGACTATCTCAAATAAGTCCTAGCCTCGCGTTTGAAAACGAAGAGGACAAACAATATCTTGCCAATATTGGTAGAATGGGTGAAGGAGGAGAGTATGAAGTTAAAATTAAAGGACAAGAAGATTATGTCAAATTAGGGGAACTTAATCAAGAACAATTAGATGAATTAATTGATGAACAAAAAAATGGACCAAAAACACTTGAAGATTTGGCTAAGGCACAATTATCAATCGACGAACTTAGTTCGAGTTATCTTGCATCAATAAATTACTCTTTATTAGGTGGTGTTTTGACCGACAAAAACATCCGAAATATTATTGAAGGTGCCAGAACAGGTGTAGATGTTGTTGGAGAGGCAACTACTGGGCAACTAACAACAGAAAAAGGGAAAAACAAAATTAGGGAGATAAGTGAGGGTAAGACAGGTGACATTGCTAATAATAAAGAAATTCAAGCAAAAATTGCCTCGGGGGATATTATGGGTGCTATGGCCGAATTAGGTAAAGTATCTGCGGGAAATATTAAAGAATTAGGAAGTGAAGCCCTTACACTTTTTGGTAATATTGGAACAGACATAAAGAAAAAATTAGAGGAGAAGGGAGGATTTGCTGCAAGTTTGGTTGGTAATGTTGATGCTATGTTAGCAAAGTTTGCAACTAATTTATCTCCAATACCTGATGGTAAAGGAGGAACAACGACCGAAGATGATTTTTGGACAAATATCACAGCTGAAGGGATGCGGGGAGCAAACCGAAATTTAGGTACTGTAGAGGGTCAAGTAAGAGAACAAAAGAGTCTAATTGAGTTACTTGGGGAAATAAAGGTAAACGTGAATTTCCAAGATTTACCAACAGGTTTAAGTTCCGAACAAAAAGAACAAATTTCAAAAACTATTTCAGATAAATTGAATGAAGATAAGTTTAAGGATTATATAGTTAGAGTTACTCGTCCTGATAACGTGTTTAGAGGTGGAGGAGCGTCTACCTACTGAAATTTATAAATAAAAAAACAACCATAACCTATTTATTAATAAAAATATAAATGGCAAGTCCGTTATTAGATTTAGCAAATTCAGAGGGGTTTAGAAAAAAACTTTTGACTAGGAATTTAACACCCTATGCAAAAGCCCCAAATAGACCAACACAACCAATCGATACGGAATACGTTCAATCGAATTCTTCAGTTCAAGATAGTCCTGATAAATTGATTGATGAACCCTCTTTTGCCAATAAATTATATCCACTAAACCAATATGGTAACGAGGGTGGATATGAGCAAGTACCAGATCCAGGAGCATTACTTAATACAAAATCAAATGAGGGTGAATATGGATACCAAGATGCAAATATCGTAGGTCAATCGTTACCAGAATCTCAAAAGTGGAAACCTCTAAACGTTTTTTCAAATGGAAATGAAGTTGCATTAGACGGTGCTGAATTTTTTGGTTCACTAAATCGTCCTATATCCACAAATACTCAAAATAATCAACCATATCCAACAACGTTTGTATCTTCAACTTATACTCCAGTTTCTATTTTATTATCACCAGATCCAGGTGGAAGTAACGGTTTATTAAGTCAAGATTCATTCATTGCACGTTTAGGGGCACAAACTCTTAGGAAAGAGTTCCGAGACAGGATTGCAGCACAAATACGACAAGATACATTAGGGAGGGCAAATATTCTTAACGTTTCTAGTGGTACTGATATTGTTAATATATTAACAGGTGTTGTTCCTATCATTGAGCCTGTTTATACAATCACAGTAACCGCAAATCCAATACTTGCTGCGACAAACTTTGCCTTAAGACTTGGAGGAAGTATATTACCGGTATCACCTATACCAGGGTCTTATTTTGACCCAAATACTACTTTAGGTCAGCCAACTACAATACAACAACTATCCAATGCTTTTAGACAAAGTGGTGTTGGTAGATTCTTCAATCGATTAATGGGTGGTGGTGAGACTGGATCTCAAATCATGTTTAATAACATGGGTGCGGGACAAAGGTCTAGGTTGTTTAAGAACATAGATTTCAACAGATACAAACCTAATTTTCCAAGAAACTTTTTCCAAAGGGTAGGTGGTACTCTTTTAGGTACAGTATCTGATAATAGTAACTTTTATGTTGGAAGTATAACTTCTAACCCATCCCAAGTATTTTCTCCTGTAGGAGATGTTCCAGTTAACCAATTTGGTGTTGAACAACAGTCACCTGTCTATGGTCCTTCAGAGTTGGCACAGTTGTATGAAGGACCAAGTCAATCAATAAGACTTGGTGCGAATGGGCCGACATATAGTAATGGTGGAGGTATTGAAGGTGGATTTACTTGGGTTTCACCTAAGTACAGAGGTAATGCTGGTAAAAAAGTTGGTATTGGTGGTGAGGTTACTAATCAAGATGAGGACTTTAGACCATCGTCTTACGTTAATACGGAGTCAGTCAATAACGAATTCCGAGACGGTTCTATCCTTGACAAAACACAAAGAATAATTGATAGCCAACCTCAAGGAGGTAAACGTCTTCAACACGTTGGAAATGCGATAGACCAAGTAAGTAAAGTATTCAATGATGGATATAAAGAACTTACTAAAGGTTCAAGAGTTTATCGATACGTTGGTGCTATTGGCCAAGAGGTAGGTACTGAGTATTGTCGTGTTTTTGCTAAAGATTTACCATATCTACAGTATAACGACTTACAGAAACAAGATGGTATTACAACTGAAGGTAGAAGATTTGCTTATTCCGTATTAGATAAAACATATAATTTGAATATTGTGCCAAACAAACAAGAAGGTGGACAGGATTCAACGAATATTGTTGGTACAATAAATAATGCGGTCGCCAAAAAATATATGTTTTCATTAGAGAACTTGGCATGGAGAACATCTAGTACTCCAGGATTTTCAACGTCTGATTTACCTGTTTGTGAGAGAGGTCCTAACGATGGTAGAGTTATGTGGTTTCCACCATATGGATTAACATTCAGTGAAAACATATCATCAAATTGGAATCAATCTGACTTTTTGGGACGACCTGAACCAATATATACTTATAAAAATACATCAAGAACAGGGTCACTACAATGGAAAATAGTAGTAGACCATCCATCAGTTCTTAATGTCATTGTGAATAAAGTTTTGGGTAACGAAACAAACAAGACTCGTGTTGACAGTATTTTAGAATCATTTTTTGCTGGATGTAGAAAATATGATATCTACGAGTTAGCAAAAAAATATGTAACAGTAAATCCAAATGATTTGTTCGAATTACAACAAGCAATTTCTTCAAAGGAAATGACCCGAGAACAAATTGTATATACTCGTGGAACCATAGAATCAGGAGCATTCTCACCTAATGGAGGAGACCAACCACTCGCTCAAGAGGGTGCAGGTGGAAATACAAACTTAAACTTCGACAAATATTTACAACTAGGATTTTATTTTGGAAATAATTATCCCCTACCAAAAACAAGTATAAATTATGCTACCGAATACCCAAGATACGCTGATGAGGTTAATCAAACGTATTCCAAACAGACAAATGCTCAAGAAACAAAGACTTTTTTTGATACAGTAGTCACTCCAAATTACGAATCTATGAATGAGTTTGCAATTGATTTAGGTAAACAATTGCAAAACAATGAAGGAACTGTAACAGTATATGTCAGTTCGAGTTGTTCCGCTCCTGCAACTGAATCATATAATCTTGAATTATCAAAACGTAGAATTGATGCAACGGTAAGATTTTTTCAGGAGAACGATGCAACAAAAACATTTATGACTCAAAACCGTTTGATGGTTAAGGAAGACACTGGCACTGGTCCCGATAGAGCTGGAGCCCTCGGAGAAGTGGCAGTATCTAATCCTAAGAAAAGCAGTTTGACCAAAGGTCCATATATTGATTCACTTGAGCCTAATGGAAAAACATTTGATTGTAGCGATAGTAGTCCAAGTGCGGATGGAGGTGATACTCCAGTTGGAGCTAAGGAAGTTTTTACAGTTGGGGCAATGGCTTGTAGAAGGTCATTTATTTCAAAGATAGTTCCAAACTTAAAGGCTCCACAGACAGGGCCTAATGGTGAAGGAACACCAGGAGGACAGACAAATCCCACCACAAGTTCAGGTACAATCCCAATTTTAATTGGAAATGTTGTCACTCAGACTGTGCCTGAGCCTACTACTGAACCACGATGGGAACCAAGAGATAATATTACAAAAAAAGTCGTCAGAGCTTTATTATCCGAGTGTGATTATTTTGAAACTATCAAATCTGAAACTCCGATGGTTTATGATAATTTGAAAGACAAGTTGAAGTTTTTTCAACCATCTTTTCATTCTATGACACCTGAAGGATTAAATTCAAGGTTGACGTTTTTACAACAGTGTATGAGACCTGGTGATACAATACCAACAGTTAAACAATCTACTCCGGGTGGTAAACAGGAATTACAGTATGATAACGCAACTAACACGTCATTTGGAGCACCACCGGTGTTAGTGTTGAGAGTAGGTGATTTTTATAATACAAAGATTATTCCTACATCGTTAGCAATCAATTATGAAGGGTTAGATATCAATCCTGAAGGAATTGGTGTTCAACCAATGATTGCAAACGTCACATTATCATTTAATTTTGTTGGAGGTAGTGGATTGAAAGAGTCGGTTGATAAGTTACAGAATGCATTGACCTTCAATTATTATGCTAATACAGAAATTTATGATGATAGGGCAGATGCCACGGATATTGAGTCTTCAAAAATATTAGACCAAATATTTTTAGCTGGTCAAGTTCCACCACCAATACCTGGTGTCAATAGTGCCGCACCAAATAATGGTCAAGATAACAATAATACTATTGGCGCGATAGTTAGTTCTTCAATAGATGTAAGTGGAATCACAACGGGTGTTATAAGTTATAGTGAATTTATGGGTAGAGTTGTTAGTGATACTCAAACATATTTTACAAATGTTGTTAATAAAACTAAAGAAACTATAAATCAATACAATAACGCAGTTAGACAACAGTGGATGTTAGAACGAAATTATACACAAGGAAATTTGAGTATTAATACTAACCCTTTAGTGTTGTTCGGAAAACCTAATAATGTTGAGAAAAGATTTGATGAAATCTTTGCAGAACTTAGTAAAAATATCAAGGATGGTGATGAAGGGTTTATTCAATTTGTTTCAGAACCCTCCAAAAATTTATCACCCAAGTTAATTAGGGTTTTGAAAGAAAATTATATAAATTTTGTGTCAAGAAAACGTGGGTCTTTTCAAAACGGAATTTCAACTATAACACAAAGTTTGGTAAATCAACAACAAACATACCTTCAAACTCTCGGTAGATTAAACACAATACTGTTTGATCCAACCGACGATGAAAGAGGTACAGATGGACTTCAAGCTAAAAATGGCCCTGTCAGAATATACGTAACATCTGGAACGACAGATGTCCATCCAACATCTACGGGGGCCACCAATACATATCTCGAACTAGACGAAGATGCGACTAAAATCCAAATAGATATTACTAATTTTAATAATATTATCCAAGCAAAAACAAGTTTTGATTATCCCGCAACTAAGACTAACTATGAAGGAATTTTGGTATTCGAAACTGATAATGGGAAAGCAGATGATGTTACGGTACAAAAAGTTTTTTTACCGTTTAGCAAAAATCCTTTGTTTGATGATAATGTTGAAAAATATCCTTTTAGAAGAGTTTATATGATTATTTCTGATGATGTAATTGACGAAAAAAAATATGAAACATTCAAGCAAGAACTTATTGGGAATATTCTTGGTAACCAAGCGTTACTTGGAGACGGGTCTGTTGACATTGAGGTAATATTTGATACATATTGGATTGCAACGGTAAGACCAGTTTTCTTGGAAGAGAATAATATTTCAAAATCATTTGTGGAAAGTTTAGAAAAAAATGACTTAAAAGATTATTTAATTTATACTCCATTCGATATTAGCAAACAACGAAATTTCACTTTCACATCAGAAAATACTGCGGATGATACTAAGAAAAAATCTCAAGAAAATATGATAAAAGGTTTGGCAAATACAACCAATCAAAATACAAATGTATTAACTTGGAATGATTTGAATGGAAACAGCACAGGTGCATATATATCTAAAGCAAAACTTAACTAATGGCATATCAATATTGGAATAGATATAGTGATTTTCTTATTAATGGGGAACAAACAGTTGTCCCCTTTGTATACTTGCCTCAAAAACCTACGGATAAAGCATTTATCTATAAAGTCGCTAAAAGTAGATTAGATAAAGTTTCACAAGAATTTTATAACTCACCTGTATTTAGCTGGTTAATCCTTCAGGCGAATCCTCAATTTGGAGGTCTTGAAAATAATATTTATGACGGAGCTGTATTGATTATCCCATTTCCGTTATTACCATCTTTACAGGACTATAAGGCGGCATTAGAAAATCATTTTTATTATTATGGTAGGTAACACACAAGCGGACACAAGTGGAAATATTTTAGTTGAGTTGGACGAAAACAATATTATTGTAGTCGACCCTAACAAAACTACAGATAATTTTGGAAACATTAGAGAACGGCTTGTCGACCACGAAAATCTTGTCATGTATGCCAATTTGGAAGCTGATGTTTTACCAAGAACAAAATTATCGGTTGGTGGAAGTCCTAATGATAGAATCGGGACTATCTCTGTTGCAAAAATGAATTTCTTGAAACCGACTAAAAATTCATATATTGGAACAGGATATTATGACGAGTTAACTGGAGAAAATACAACACAGTTCAAAGGGGAAAATCAAAAAGCGGCAATAACCCAACCTGCGACAGATAATAGTAACCCCTATATACTTGACACGGTTGTAAATCAAAAAGACATAATTGATAATGGATTGTTAGGAATTACGTCAATTAATATAAAAACGTCATCAAGTTTCATTCCTACGGTAGAAATGTTATTAGAAGATGTCCAAGGAAAAGGATTATTTCAATTAGGGAATAATTCCCCATATTCTGTATTTTTTAATTTACCATACCCACAATTCTATCTTACATTAAAAGGGTATTATGGACAAGCAATTAGATATCAACTTAACTTAAAAAATTTCCATGCTTCGTTTAATGGATTTAGCGGAAATTATCAGGTTAGATTAAATTTTGTCGGATATAAATTTAATATCTTGAATGAAGTTTCTATGGGTCACCTATTGGCGGCGCCACACATGTACAGTCAAAGGTTTGATGTTACTCAAACAGTAGATGGGCCACAACAACCTAATAAGGCTGCGGAGTCTCAAGCAAGTACTCAAGCTGAAAGGGGAGCTAATAATTTAGGTTCTAATGAAGCGGTGGTTACTCAACTTGTTGCGGAAAAAGGGTATCAAAAAATAATAGAAGTTTATAGTGAATACAAAGCTAAAGGGTTAATTGCTCCCGACTTTCCTGAATTGACATTAGTACAACTTATGAATAAGTTGGAGACTTTTGAACAACTAATTGCAGATTCATTTGACAAAACTGAAGTTGAATCATTAACGAATATAAGAAATTATAAATCTGTTCTCACACAATACTTTACTGCAGTAAGAGGGTCAAATACATCTTGGTTTAACGTTAATTTGAATACTAAGCCAATAGTTCTTAAAACAGGTCAAAAATTATACGTATTCAAAGACTTGTCAAAAGAAGCTAAAGAAACTGCGATAACTCAACTACAAGGGGATATTGTAAAATTTAATGATGCTTTGGCAAGTAATCCGACTTTAGGTTCTAAAGGTGCCGCTCCGATACCAAACCCTATAAAGTATGACATGATTGAAACAACGGCTCCGGTGTTTTCAGAAATAAATTGGAGAGAAACAACTAGAATTCAGACTGGAATCGCAAATCCTAGTGCTATAGATGAGACACAGACGAAGATTAATTTGACAAAGTTTTTTGTCCCAACTTCTATAGAATTACCTAAAACCCCATCTGGAATTATTGAAACACTAGAACTCTTGTCTAAGGGTACTTTGGTTAAAGAAAAATGGTTTGTATTTGAAGATGAAGGAAGATTTGATAAACAAATCACATTACTCGAAACTCAGGCTAACAAAAAACTATCTGATTACGAAAGTCAAATTTCTACGGCTCTCTTAAGAAAAGTTGAGGATACCGCGACTGGAATCGGTTTTAAGCCTACAGTAAGAAATATGTTAGCGGTTATTATGGCATCCGCAGAGGGTTTTATTCGTCTTTTGGATGATGTTCATACAAATGCATGGGATGTGAAATACGACCCAGTAAGAAAACAAGCAATTTATAATGACTTAGCCTCAGCACCAAGTTCGGACTCTCAAGATGATTTGAAATTAGCAGCAAACGCATTTGAAGAAGAAACTGGACTAAAATTAGCTGAGATACCTGTGTATCCATGGCCGCAATTTTTTGTTGAAACCCAAGATGAAAAAAACAAATTTCAATTAAAATACATTGCGGACCCATCTGTCGTTGATTTGACTCAAGGATATCTTTTCGACAAATGGCCTGAAGTTGAATTTGTTGAGGAATATATGAAAGGGTTGACTCAAAAGTTTCAAAATCCTAGTGCCCCTCCACCGTTAGATAATGAACGGGATACCAATATTATTAATATCAATGCAATCGAATTCCCGTCGGTAGGATTGGCTTATTCAAACAAAGAAGAAATAAAGTTTTTTTATGAAATATGGGAGAGACAATTTTTAACTTCACATTATTCTGGATTCATAAGAGCAAACACAAATCAGATTAATGAATTAATTACATTAAACATTGAGGCGGAAGCAAATAATATTATTTCAAAACTTGGAATAAGTTCTCCCTACTTAACATTAAAACTTAAAAACTTTAATCTGAATGCTAAAGACTATCCTGAATTTTTGAGGACAATATCAAACTCAGGAACAGGTAGAGCATATCAAGATTTTATTAGAGATTTTTTTGTTACTCCCTATATTAAGAGAATAACTGAAAACTCCTTTTCAATTCTCAGTACTTTGGATTTAGGTAAAATACCTCAAACCGCAACAAAATCAGAGGCATTAAGATCTTTAGTGGTCAATGCGCCAAATGACCCTTTAATTGTTGATACTTTACCATACACAGACCAAACTTGGTGTCTTAACAATTTGAATCAAGGAAATAGTGCCTTATCCAATCAAGTTTATAATACAAACAAGTCTTTAACTATTTTCGAGCAAAGAAGAATTATTGCAAACTTTACTGACGTGTATAACTACACAACGAATAGACCTGTAACAAATTTTTCATATATATTAAATCAAAATCCAACAGGAACTATTGATACGACTGGGCTTTCTACATATACAACATATGGACCACTTGGACTCAATGCGTTCTACTTGAATAGAAACCCTCAGGATTTTGTTGCGACTGAAGGATATATTAACGGTACCACTCCGACAAGAGCGTTCAGTCCAAGAAGTACCACATCAATGTTGAATACACCTTACTTTATAAATGCTGTGCAAAACGGAGTTTATAATTCTAGATTGTCAGGAATCACCTATCCATATGTTCAAGCTGCATATATGTTCTTGAATTCATTACCTTTGGCAACATTGAGAGAAAAATACAAATCTGTTTCTAACAATATTACAACCGATTTGGATTACATATCATCAACATTCAAAAAATTTGGAGCAATCCACAAGTTACCATATGCTTGGATTCTAAAATATGGTTCGATTTGGCACAGGTACAAAAAATACAAAGAGTCGAATGTTGATATATTAGAAAGTGCTTGGAAAAACTTTGATTATGCGGGTAATTACTATCCTGTTACAAGTGCTGTAACCGAAACGTATGAATTCAAGTATTCAAACGTAGATACAAAAATAACACTTCAAAGCGAAGATGTTACTCAAATTCAGATGCAAGTCGGATTTTATCCTAAAGTTATTAATGACTTCAACGTTTTTCTAAACGGATATGATTTGTACGAAAATTATACAAGTGAGGAAATCCAACAGAGTGTTAATTATGGTATGAAATTATATAATTTCAGTTCATCAAACATTAATAGTGCTAAACAAGGGGATAAAAATTTAAGATTGACTACATGGTCAATTTTATTACCAAACATAACTATCAGACCTCCAGTTGATTGTAACCCTAAAGATAATACTGTAGGTGATGATTATTTCGTAATTCCGTCGTTTGGAACACCATTCAATCAAACTGTTGATTCTTGTTTGAGCGCGCAAACAACATCTCCAGCAACTGTTGTGGATTTGACTAACAATCCAAACATGTACAATGGGTCGGTAAGATGTTTATGGTCGGCACCTAATTTTGGATATTTCGATAGTAATCAGTTGGTATTCCCTGAACCAGATTCCTATTTAACTTCAATCACGACTGGCAACAGCCAAACACCATTGTATTTTCTAACACAAGACAACTATACAAAAATAGAAGAAGTGTTTTCTGTTTTCGAAAAGAAAATTTTAGATTCGTTTGAAACTGAGTTTTTGAATTTTTGTAAACCAATTGGTAACGCTTCAACAGGGAGAAATATTGTCACGTTTGGACAATCTCCTGTTGACCCAAATGCAACTTTCAAAAACTTCCAATCATTATTCAGAAGTTTAATGGTAGTTCCTGCTAAAATACAAACAGAAACTGACGAATTATATTTCAACAATGTGATTAACAATCAATATTCATTATTTCAAAATGGTATAAAATCATTTATGGAATATGATGTAATATTCAAATATGGTAATCCGTCCAACTACGAAAGGAGAATTTTTGATTCTTACTTATCTCATAATAATACTCAGGAAGTTGTAGACCCCATTACTTTTGAACCTTACGTACCTAATTCTCTTCCGAGCGCTGGGGGTAATTTATTATTAAGTCAATCTCAAATCAATAATAGACAAGCTTGGACAGCTTTGGAAACAGAAGTAGGGTTCTCAACAATCCCCAACGTTAGATATAGTTCAATTGGGTCATATATTACAGATTTTTTTATCGATAACAATATATCATTTACTAGTGAGAATGTTACATTGTTAGCACCAATTATTAAAATGTATGCTACTCAGAAATTAAATAATCCAAATCTGAATGCAATCCAATTCCAAAATCAACTAAATCAATATCTTGAGAGAGAAACACTAATACAAAACAACTTTTTGAATGGAGTTCTAACTAGATTGAGACAACCACCACCAAATGGACTACCAGACCAAGTACAATTACCTGAACGTGTAATTAATAGTGTTATTACTGGAGACCAAAGTAAGGTAGAAAATTATGAAGTTTTCAAATCATTGAATGACAAGTGGATATCTGGTGGGGATTGGAAAACCAAAACTCTATTTGAAGATATGTTGTTTTTGGATAGAGCATCGAGAAATATTGGAGATAGTATATTACTCGATATTTTTGATTTGAAATACATGTTTGGTGTTGGAGGTAAAACTCCTGGAGATTTTTCTCTTAATCAAGCAATGAGTGTTTTCACTTTTATAAGTGGTATTTTGATTAAAAATAATTTTGTTGTGATGCCACTTCCAGCATATGTGAATTTTTACAATATTCAAGATGTTGATGTGACGGCTACTCCAAGACTTGATAGACCTGAACAATTTGCAAATAATTTATGGGGAACATTTTTAGATGTTGATTATAGAAATTCGGGACCAAAGATGGTTTGCTTCTATGCAGGAAAACCTTCACAATATTTGAAATTACCTAAAGGAGATTCCAAATATAGAGATGATGCATTTGAGATGAGAAGGTCATCTGGTAATCCATTGTTAGAAGACCAACAAGGAAAAAAAGACTGGGCTCTTTCAAACAAGTGCGTTGGATTCAATGTTGATGTGGGGATTAGAAACCAAAACATATTTTATGCATTATCTGTTTCACAAGATAATGGGGTGGCAACATCTGAATCGATTAACGTTCAACTTGACATGGCAAATCAAGCTTCAGGTAGACAGATAGCAACACAAAATAATAGTTTATATAACTTGTATAAAAATAGGTCATATAAATGTTCGATAACGAGTTTGGGAAATGCGTTAATACAACCTACAATGTATTTTAATTTACGACATGTTCCTATGTTTGATGGACCATACTTGATTACGGAGGTAAATCACTCGATTCAACAAGGGTCGTTTCAAACTACATTTGATGGAACAAGACAAGGTTATTTCGATTTACCTACTATAGATAGTTTCCTACAAAGTATTAATCAAAATTTGATTACAAAGTTAGAAGAGATACTGAAGATAAATAAGGACCAAGTAAAAATTAGTGCAACAACTGATAATGTTAAATCAGCCCAAGTCGTACAACAGGCGGATAACACAAAAGACACAACAAATTCTTGTAGTTCAAAAATAACTGCACCTGTGTACACTAATGGTGGATATGAAGCGGTTGATGCGACATTGACTGAAATGACTCCACAAGTTTTTGCAGAGGCGTTGAAAAGGTTAATTCCTAATAACGTTGATTTACAAGTTGCGATATATACTATTTCTTACATCAGAACTTATCAAGAAGCTTCTAATACAGGTGCTGGAATGTTCAACGGATGGAACAATAATTTTGCAACATTATCACTGAGTCAAGATTGGTTTGGGCAGGTTTCACTTTTAGAAAAAAGATATAGTTGTATTAACGTACGAACTAATCCGGGAAACGCGTCCTCAGAACCAATTGCTCATTTTGATTCATTAGACAAATATATCCAATTTATGGCTGGAAGACTTCGAAGCAATCTTGATAGAATAGTCCGGCTTGGATTAACAAAGTATTATGTTTGTCATTGGCCTGTGGATAACATTTCTGAAGAATACTATAATGAAAATGAAAACGAATTTTTACAGACTAAACAAACATTTGACAAGGCTTTAACTTCGGCTGCGGAATCTGGATTGAAGACAAAGAACGAAATACTTAAAGATATTGAAAATAATGAGAACAACGGAAACCAAGAACAAACACCAACTGTAACTCCAACTATCGGTCAAACTTGTCCACCACCAGTTTTATCTACATTCTCACCATCTGCAGGATTTACGGGTACGATTGTTCAAGTGAATGGTAGAAATTTTGAGTCTTTGAAATCAATCACAGTAATTAATAAAGATGTTGAGTTGAAGGATATTACAGTGTTCAATTCTGAAACATTAAGATTTATTCTACCTGAAATTCAAATCCCTGAAGGACAAAATGTTGCAACAGGAAGAATAACAGTTACAACTGAATATGGTAATTTTGAAAGTTTAGTAGATTTTACATTTAATCCGGCACTACAGAATACCACAACATCATCACCTGGAGGTTACGAGGATACTAAGACTACAGAAGTTATTCCGGTTTCTGAACAAGAGAATGTAAGCGGTAGCGCCAATCTTCAAGAAACTATGTTAAATCCACCTATGTTTATTTCTGAAAAAATTGATAATGAACTTGGTACTGAAATTTTAACAGTTAAAGTGGATCAAAATGATTATGTAGGTGGGGTATGGAAAATAGAGCCTCAAGTAGAATACAGTTATATTATCGACCTCATTGAAGTGGGGCCTAATAATACGGTTACTCGAACTTCAATTGAAACGTCAGAATCGTCTAAACTTTTAGGTTTTGTATCTCCCGATGGACAAACTTTCTCAATTACTAGACAACAGTTTATTGATGCGGAGTTTAGTGAGGTACTTGAGATGGAAAAAGGAAAGAGATTGGAAATTAGTACATCAATTTATTTACGTGCTAGACCTGAAAATAGAGAAAAGAATCCAAAAGATGATACTAAATCAGTTAGGTTCCGAATGATAGTTCCATCTTCCGAAACAGGGGTGCAACCTCAAGGGTCATTATCGTTCATTCAGAGAAGTACTGATGTTACATTACCGAGTTTCCAAGGACCATTGTATTATAATATTAGAAGACCTGATGGAGGATTTATCACTTATAGATTTAATTGTCCACTTTGTAAAATATCTAAAGTTTTCGTTGCCGAGGGTTCAAAACAAACTATTCCATTGAACATAACTATAACAAATAACCCAGACACCAAATATACAAACGTGATAGATGTTAATTCTAGTGGTCGATTTGTTTTATCGGTCATTTATGAAAATGCTGACAACTCTGGTACATTTACCGCAACAAGTAATCCATTCACTTTATAACATAACAACATATTTATATAAAAAGATTCTTATGAACATTAAATCAGCATTAGACAATTATCTTGGTAAATCTGTAAGATTTTCACAGGAAGACAACGGAGACGGAACTAAACAAGTTTGTGACTTGGATACAGGTGATTGTTACACAGTGAGAGAAAGAGACGGTCTTATCGAAAGAGCAGGTCATCAAACTACAGCCAACAGAAAGGTTAGAGTAGAAACCGCTAACGGAATAAAAACATTATTAAATGGTTAACCAATGAGTTTAGATAAAAAAATTATCAAGGAGATTGAAAGACATAGAAAAATCAATCAGTATATTTTAGAACAAGTAGGTGCGGCTCCTGAAGAGGATGTATTAGGGGCATTGGCACCAGCACCAGGAGCGGAACCAGCACCTGCACCCGCACCTGCTGAAGCAACACCTCCACCTGCACCTTCAAATGAACCACAACCTATTGATGTTGAATCAGATCCTGACGTTGAGAAAATTGATGATGAAGGTGAATCACAAGAAGGAGGAGACGAATCAGGTTCTGAAGAATTAGATATCACTGAATTGGTTGATTCACAAAAAAATATTGAAACCAAACAAGAAGAGTATTTCAATAACTTATTCAACCAACTTAATGATTTACAATCTAAGTTAGGTGAGATGGATAACATCATGAACAAACTTAACTCTCTTGAGAATAAGATTGAAAAATATAGAGAAAAAACTCCACAAGAAAAGTTAGAGTTGAGAACATATGACTCTTATCCATTCAGTCAAAAACTTTCACAATTTTTCGATGATAAGTCAGAAGAAATGGAAAAGACCGGAAAAAATGATTATGTTTTAACTTCAGACGAAGTTACTGATATTAATGTAAGTGACATTAAAAATTCCTTCCAACCTGGTGGAGGAATGGACAACGAAGTCTATAAGACATCGTTCAGGTAATATCGGACAAACTACATAAAAGGTACCTCATGGTACCTTTTTTTATTTGACATAGTCACAGTTTTACTTATATTTGTATAAACAATTTATTAATTTAATCTATAAAAAACTATGAGTTCATTAGACGCCGTATTGGCACAGTACGAAAAAAATCAACAAGGGGGCGGGGCCCAATCGAAAATGTCGCAAGACGAAAGAATGAAAAAGTATTTCGCTTTAATTTTAGGAGATAAAGAGAAATCAGGACAGAGAAGAGTTAGAATTCTCCCTACACCAGATGGTTCATCACCATTCAAAGAAGCATGGTATCATGAAATTCAAGTGGGTGGACAGTGGCAGAAATTCTACGATCCAGGAAAAAATGACAACGAACGTTCACCTTTGAATGAGGTTTACGAAGAATTGATGTCTACAGGTAAAGAGTCTGACAAATTATTGGCAGCTCAGTATCGTTCACGAAAATTCTATATTGTGAAAGTAATTGATAGAGACCACGAGGAAGATGGTCCAAAGTTTTGGAGATTCAAACACAACTTCAAGAATGATGGAATCCTTGACAAAATTATTCCTATTTGGAGAAACAAAGGAGACATTACTGACCCTGAAAAAGGACGTGACTTAGTCATTGAACTTGCTAAAGCAAAAACTCCAAAGGGTAAAGAATACACAACAGTTTCAACTATTATGTATGATGACCCAACACCCGTACATGAAGATAAACAACAAGCAAAGGCTTGGATGGAAGATGAGTTGACATGGTTGGATGTTTATTCTAAGAAACCTGTTGATTACCTTGAGGCAATTGCAAGAGGAGAAACTCCTAAGTGGGATTCGGATAAAGGTGGATACGTTTACGGAGACAGTTCAGTTGAAACCGAATCATTCGGTGGAGGTTCCAAAAAATCTACATATGTAGACCCACAATCTAACGACGAACCTGACGGAGACCTTCCGTTCTAATTAAATAAAATAACTCGGATACTATTATGGTGTCCGAGTTTCATTTCCCTAACCTTATGGCAATTAAGAAAAACGATTTCGAAAGTCTGAAGAAAAAATTTTCTACTTCAGCAAAGTATAAACCACAAAGATTTTTCGACTTAGGTCCTGATTTCTTGGATGCCGTTGGACTTCCTGGTCCAGCCATTGGACATCTTAACATGTTCTTGGGTCACTCCGATACTGGTAAAACTACAGCTTTGGTGAAAACGGCAGTTGATGCTCAGAATAAAGGTATCCTTCCTGTGTTCATTATTACTGAACAGAAATGGAGTTTCGAACATGCCAAATTGATGGGGTTCCAATGTGAAGAAGTTGTTGATGAAGAAACGGGTGAATTGGATTGGGATGGATTTTATATATTCAATAATAACTTTGAGTATATTGAACAAATAACTGACTACATTAATAGTTTGTTGGATGCTCAAGAAAAAGGTGAATTGGATTATAGTTTGTTGTTCCTATGGGATTCGGTTGGTTCAGTTCCTTGTAAGATGACTTATGAAGGAAAAGGTGGAAAGCAACACAATGCATCTACTTTAGCAGATAAAATTGGAATGGGTATTAACCAACGTATTTCAGGGTCTCGTAAAGCTGACTCAAAATATGAAAACACTTTGGTTATTGTTAATCAACCTTGGGTTGAACTTCCTGATAATCCATTTGGACAACCTAAAATTAAGGCTAAGGGTGGCGAAGCGATTTGGTTAAACTCATCTTTGGTATTTTTGTTTGGTAATCAAAAAGGTGCAGGAACAACTAAGATTACTGCGACCAAAGACAAAAGAACTATTAAGTTTGCGTCAAGAACAAAAGTTTCAGTAATGAAGAACCACATCAATGGATTGGGTTATGACGATGGAAAGATTATTGTTACACCACACGGATTCATTGGAGGTAAAGAGGCATCTGAAGAAAAAGTTTCGTTGGAGAAATACAAAAAAGAGTATGCTGACTATTGGAAAGATATTATCGGAACTGATGGTGATTTTACTCTGAAAGAAGAAAAAGAAGACTAGTTTATTATTTCACACTTAAATCACGAATTGTGATTAAAACGTTATTAGTGGACGGAGACAATCTGTTCAAGATAGGATTTCATGGAGTAAAGGAGTTGTATAATGGTGGAGACCACTTAGGTGGAATCTACCATTTTATAAACATCTTGAGAAAATTTTTAGAAGAACACAATCACGATAAGGTTGTGGTATTTTGGGATGGAAACTCTAACTCATCTATTCGTAAATCTATCTATCCCCAATACAAAGCGAATCGTCGTCAAGATATGAATGAGTTTAAGTACGAATCATATCTTCAACAGAAGTCTCGGGTTAAACAATACCTTGAGGAGATATTCGTGCGTCAAGTTGAAATGGCTAACAACGAAGCGGATGACCTTATTGCTTACTATACCAAATTGTCTGTCGATGAAGAAATTATAATTTTTTCTGCGGACAAAGACTTAACTCAACTTATATCAGAACGGGTAACCATCTATTCTCCGACCTCTAAACAATATTATAGGTATGGAGACATGATTACTATTAATAAGGTCAACATACCCCACCAAAACGTCTTATTAACCAAGATTCTAACGGGGGATAAGTCCGACAATATAGATGGTATAGAAATGTTGGGAGAAAAGACTTTGGTCAAATTGTTTCCCGAATTGTTAGTGAAATCATGTACTATCGAAGAAATCTTGGATAACGCACGAAATATTGAGCAAAAGAAAAAACCAAAGGCGTTAGAGAACATTTTGATTGGTAAAACTAAAAGCGGTACATTTGGAGAACAATTCTTTGAAACAAACAAAAAAATCGTGAATCTTCACAATCCTTTAATCACTGATGATGGTAAAGAACTTGTGGAACAGATACATACAGATACAATAGACCCCACAGACCGTGGATACAAAAACTTGATGAGAATGATGATGGAGGACGGACTCTTCAAGTACCTACCCAAGAACGATGAGGCTTGGGTAAATTT